TGAGACACGGCGCTGATAACCAGACCAGTGGTATTAATGGTGTTGCCAACCGAAACAGCTTTGTAAAGCTGGTCGGGATCATCCGCAACGTACGCATACGCATCTGTTACACCAGACGCAAAACCGGGCCAAAACTGGCTGAAGGTCTTTTGCTTGGTCACAGGGTTAGTATAAGTACAGCCGAGGAATACACCAACGACGCCAGCAACCGGAGTTGCGTCCGTATCCAGCGTCGAGATGATGATTGTGCTGTTTGCTTGACTCAGTTGAACTACGTCACCGTAATAAATAGGGGTGTTGTAGTTAATAAAGCCATTACCGTTACCGGGGGTAGCAGTGATAGGCAACTGACGTGTCGCACCAGCGAAGACCTGACCACCGATCAAATTGATCGGCTTTAGCCCGTAAGGGGCGTCAATCGTAGGATAAGCCATGATTAAACTCCAAAAAATTATTTTCCAGAGCCAAAGGACGTTGACGACTTCTTCTCACTGAAGATAGGCATACGCGGATCGCTTTGGCGCATGAGGTTGTTGTCTACAGCAGTCATCTGGTCGTTTGCTTGTTTCTGGTAATGCGCATTGCGCTGTTCCACAAACTCAGCCGGAGTCTTGCACAACATCAACCCACCAATCACAACGGTGTCTTTACTAGCGCCGTCGGAGTCTAAATGCAAATGCAGTTCAGGATGATCGGATGCCTTTACGGGCTCCCAACCCTCACGTCGTTTAGCAGAGAGATTAATAGGGTCTGGCGAGTTCAGTGTTGCAACACGAACCCAACGAAACGCAAAACCCGGTTCAGGATTTGGCGTAGGCAAAAGTTCGGGGGGTGCCCACGATGCCTTACGTTGACCTTTAGCGCGGTTTTCGAGCTCACGGCTCAAACGTGTTTCAGTAACCATTATCTATTCTCCTGTTGTTCAGCAACCTTTTTGGCGTAAAGTTCCAGAGGTACACCTAAACGTTTCGCTATTGCTACTTGCGAAGCACTTAACTTTACCTTCTTGGGCGACGTGCTACGTGTAGCTGGTGCTACAACGGTAGACGGTTTGGCACGGGGTGCAGCCTGCTGAGCGGGCTCTTCCTCGGGATCGTCCTGATCTTCTTGGCTCCTGAAATAATCAGGGAAGGTGTTACGCAGACGGCTATCAAGCTTCTGATAATACTCATCTGTTCCTGCATAATTTTGCCCGTACTGTTTAACAAGGGCGGAGTGCACGCCAAGGGCGGTCGCGCTCATTACAGTATGGTCTTCATTACTTTCGTCCCCGTACCAAGGATTTGCAGACATCCACTGCTGGAGTCGGTCGTTGGCAGGTTGGGTCCTTTGTTGCGGACTATACTCGGGTTTTTCCTGTACTTCAATAGGTCTAAGGTTTTCGGCCTTGTCAAGCTTTAGCGTTGCTGAAGCAATCTTAGCCTGAGCGTCTGCCACGGCATCAACATCACCCTGCTCGTAAGCATCTTTATAGTGCTTCTTGGCCTGTTCCAGCTCAAGCTGCGCAGCCGATTTACCCTGCTCAATAAATATCTTGGAGCCTTCAGCCAACCGCTGTTGCAGCAGTTTGTTCTCTTCAAAGACCTGCCGGGCGAAGTCTTCAGCAGCCTGACGCTCACGCAATGCCTCTTCTTTAGCACGGCGCTCGTCGTGATAGCCCTTTGTAAACTTTTTCAGCCGCTTCTGGACTTTTTCGTCATACGTTTTAAGCTCGTCGTCCGTAACTTCTTCGGGCGGCTCGTCCATTGGCTTGCGGCCACGGTCCTGTACTGGGGTGTCGTCTACGATCTCAAGGTCAAACTCTGAGTCGTCTGCCGCTGCTTTGTTAACTTTTTCCTCGGGTGGGGTCTTAGTACCTACCTCATCCGGGAACTCAAATTCCGTCAGTTCCATCTTGTTAGCCATTGACTACTCCTTAAGCACGTGTGATACCACGGGGGTCTTGGACAACTGCCTCAACCGTATCGTCGTTAATCAGTCGGAACTCCCGACCGTGAATCTTCAAACGGGTGCCTGAATTGGGGCGGGCCAGAACGAAGTCGCCTTCTTTACACCAAGGACCGGTAGGAAACTTCTCCGAATCCTTATAGCAATCTGGACCCAGCTTAACCACAAAGAATACTGTTGCCAGTACTTCCTCAAACCGACGGGTCTCGTCAGCCTTAATCAGGCCGCTGTCATACGTTTCTTCTGCTTCAGGAAGGGCCACAAGGATGTGGTATCCCGAGGGTTCAGGCAGTTGCTTCGCTTTCTCCTCTGCGGTTTTGTCCATGATTGCGGACAGGTCTACAGCTTGAGATAAGTCAACAGCACTATTCATCAGATTTCTCCAGTCTATGCACGAGGTCTTCTAAGATTTCCGTAGCCAGTGCTAGACCCCGGATGACTCCGGCTACGTTTTTATACTCTTCCATGCTGTTTGCTTTGCCTTCGGCAAGAAACTCAATGCGTGACTTTTGCTCTTCGGTGAACTTAGTTTTTAAGTACCCAAGGACGGTTTCCTCTTTCATTTACTTTTTCTCCTTTGGCCTTTGCGCCGCTGGTTGTTGTGCACGACGATCATCCCGTCGGTCTTTAGCTGCTTGCATTCCAATCTTCACACCTTCTGCTTGCATGCGGGCGTTCAACTCATTTCTAGAGTGCGTAGCCTTTGCACCTACCTGCATGCCAGCGATCTTCTCTTGTGTTGCGATGCGGGCCTGCTCCACTTGTAACTGCTGCTGTTTAAGCTGTGCATCAACCATGTCTTTCTGCATCTTGCGCTGAATCTCCTGCTGTTTAAGCTGAAGCTCTTGCATCTGCATCTGAACGACTGGGTCTTGCGCGGCTTCCTGTGCTTGCTGCTGTGCTGCTTCCTGCTGGTGTTGCATGAGGAGGCGTTGTGCTGCTTGGGCTGACATCTGTGCAACTTGTGCTGCGATCTCCGGAGGCATAGTTTTGTTCTGCTCTTCGGTTGGCAACGTAACACCCAGAGCCTTCTCGATGTCTTTGCGGTATTGGAAGCCCAAGTGCTCACTAATATGTGCCATACCTGCGGCCATCATTGCTTCTGCCATCGGGTTACCCTGCATCATCTGTTGCAACTTAGGGTCCTGAATAGCTGCCATGTGTACAGCGATGTGAGCCTCGTGGTCCTGTTCGATAAACGCTTTGACGGGTTTACCCTTCAGGATGTTTTGGTTCTCTGTGATGGGGTCAACCGGTGATTGGTCATCTTCTGTCGGCACGAGCTTAGCTGCGTTCTTCACACCCAACACCTCAATCATCTGGCGGTGCAGTAGTGGTAAGTCATACAGTTGTGGTGCTTGTTGAGCCAGTTGAATCACCGCTTGGTACTGCACAATCTTCTGCGCCATAGTGGCCGCGTTTGGATCGGATACAGGGATGATGTCTACTTGGTCGTAGTCGCTACGCTTAACTGCACGAGAGCCGTCCATCGGTTGATAGTCGTACTCTGCTGGTGTGTAGTCAGCAATGATGGACTTCAACAACTTAAACTCGATACGCATTGCGTAGTGCAGTCGTGCTTGCACCGCTGTGCTGATCTTCAACGTACGCTCAAGAATAGCAAGTGTAGTACCCACTGGAGCTTGGGTGCTCATGTCGCTGACGTTAATATCACCAGCGGAGGCGAAGCTACGGCCTTCTTGGATGATCATCTGCAACAAGCTATAGAGAGTCTGGCTTGGCTCTTTATATGGCAGCGGAAGGATGTTGTCGCGTATGGTGCCTGACGCCACATCCACATCACGGAACTCGCCCGGAGCAATAGGTGTATCGTCGCCCTTAATACGCAAGCCTTTGGACTTCATACCGCCCGGCAGGTTAGACAGTGTGCCCGCATCCACCAGTTGACGCATGATGGACGTAGCAGCTTTCGCGTAGCCACCGATCAGATGGATAAAGCCGAATCCATAAAATCCAAATCCGGGGACGTAGACATAGTGGACAAAGTGGTTGCGCTTTAACTTCAGCACGTCATCCTCGTACCAGTTCCGACGGATAGCCAGAATAGTACCGGTGCCCTTCTCTATAGTGACGACGTATGGCAGAGCGATGCCTGTAGGTTCACCGTCTTTATCTGTGTCCTCAAAGCCTTCCAAGTCCAACTCGACGTGCATCTCCAAGAGACGGAACCGGTCATCTATGTTGCCTGTGTAGCCCTGCTCGCGTTCTTTCTCTTTCTCAATGTCGTCCAGCGTGTTCTGTGGCTCACCCAACTCCACGTCACGATAGAAGCCAGCGACTTGCAACTTTCTTACCTCGTTGGGAGTCTTGCGCATCACATGGGTCACGCGCCCTGCTGTCTCCAGACTTGCCGCACCGTAAGGCACAACCATGTCTTCAGCCGGAATAAACATTGCGACTTGGCGTCCCAGTGCTGGGTCGTAGTACACCTTCTTAAACGCAGAACCCGCCAACGGCAGAGAGAACAGCATCTTCTCGTGCTCAGGGCGATACTCCACCATCTCTTCAGTTAGCTTGTAGTTCATGTCTTCACGAACCCGCGCCGCTGCCTCTTCCTTCATCTTGTCGATTGCGCCGACGATCTGAGTCTTAACAGGACCCATGGCTGGGAACGTCTCAACGATAGCCTCGGACTGGAACCGCACCACTGCTTCAGTTAGCATCGGGTGGAACACACCACATGCGCCAGACCACGGCTCGCTACGCTCTTCTGTTTTTAGACCCAGCAGCTTCAAGCCTTTGACGTAGGAGTCAACCCAGTCTTTGCGGGAGTCTTGGTCAGAAGTGAAGTCGGCAATAAGCTCGTCGCCCAAGCCTTGCAGCACTCCGTCATCCATAAACTCAGCGAGGTTGGCATCGAACGCATCTGCGCCTTCCTCTTCTTTCTCAATATCTATCTCCATGCCATCGGCACGGATGCGGACCGCTTCAGGGTCTTCAATCTCAATTTCCAAGTCAGGTTCTGCCGCCGCTGCTTCAGCTATGCCGAGAGGCGCTGCGTACAGCCCTTTATCTATGTCTGCCATGATTATTCCTTAATTAAATTAGCTGTACCAACATCATTGTTGGCAGCGTCATGCCAGTCGTGCCCTACTGAAGTAGGAAGCACACCGTTCAACCATTTCTGTACCGATAGGAAGCATCCGCCACGCTCCCCAAACTTACCGCCATGCCAACTATCGGGAAGCACGCGAATACTCGCCCCTAAAACATTTTGAGCATACTCCTCGCCGTTACAACGAAAAGCAATATCGCCCCCTACAAATACTTCAAAGCTATCCACGTTTGGGTGGATGTGGTCCTCGATAAAAGAGTCGGGCGGCATTATGAATAACTGCACTTGATACGGTGCCTGACGATACAACACAACACCATAGATAGCTCCGGCTTGTGTCACCGGGTCCTCTACGGGCGGGCTAAACGGGCGGGTGTTTTCCCACCACTGTTTAAACGCCAGCAAATCGTCATACGTATTCATACGTTGTAGTAACCCGCGTTCTTATGTGACTTGAACCACTTAATTTCTTCCGGCTCATCCGATGGTAGCCGTATGAAGCCCCCTGCACGGAACCTCATTAACGCAAGTGTCGTCGCATCAACTAAGTCATCATGCTCGCCGGAGGGGAAACTTGCTATCTCATCGACTAACTCCTCAGCCCAGCGAGTCTCTGGCACCCATACCTTGCCTGATGCTATTAAGTCCGACACCGAGTTCAACCTCGTTATCTTGTCATTGCCTTTGCTGGGTGTGTACTCCTGCACCGGTATACCCATCGCCCGGAACTCATATATAAGAGGCGCACCCGACGCCTTCTTCTCTATTAATACTCCATCCGGCTCCCACTCTTGGTAGTGCCGAAACGCCGTCTCCTTCAGCTCGATCCACTCCATGCGCTCTTTGAACGCATTTAACAGAATGATGTTGGCCTGTCCGTGGTCCTCGTCGTTATAGAAGACGCCCCACGTAGTACACGCACTAAAGTCAGCCCGGCTGTTCTTCTCGAACGCAGTATCCCACGTCTGAAGTATGTAGTCGCACTGCGGTGGGCGCTCATGAGGCCACGTTTTCCACCATTCCCGCTTCACAATTGCTGAGCTGTCCGATGTCGGCTGCTGCTGGTACTGCGCCATCCACTTACCGTTTGGCAGTTCCGTATGCAGAGCTTCAAGCTCGTCTTTACTCCAAAACTCAGGCCAGAGGGGATTTCCAGACGGGAGAATCGCGGGAAACTCAATGACTTCCCATTCATCACCACCCCGTGAGGCACTGGATTTGATCACTTGACCTGTTAAGTCACGCAACGACCATCGGGTCATCACGATTACGATAGCCCCACCCGGCTGCAAACGCTGCCTCGGACCGGATGTATACCACTCGTAGACCTTATCGTAGATGTCTGGGTTTACTTGCGCAAGTGCAGCTTCCTGTTCTGAGTGCGGGTCGTCAATAATAAGCACGTCAGCGCCCTTACCGGTTACCGCACCGCCCACACCGATAGCGAAGTAGTCACCACCCTTGCTGGTATTCCACCGTCCGGCTGCTTTTGAGTCCGCAGACAAGGTTAAGTTGGGGAAAATGTTCCGGTAAACCTCAGAATCCACCAAATTTCGCACTTTTCGACCAAAACCCACGGCCAATTCCGCTGTGTGCGACGCCTGAATCACTTTTTTGTGAGGAAACTTGCCCAAAAACCATGCTGGCAGCAGGTATGAGGCGAATTCTGACTTGGTATGCCGTGGTGGCATGTTGATGATGAGTCGTTTGCACTCTCCCCGAGCCACTCTTTCAAACGCTTCAGCCATGCGAGCATGATGTCTCCCTGCAATAAAGGTAGGCCAGACCCCTTCGACGAACTTAAGGAACCTATCTTGCTGCAACTCCTTAACCTTCATCGACTCCAAAGTGTCCAACTCAAACAACACCTGCCGCATCTCCTGTTCAGTCAGGGTAGGCAGCACCTTTAAGAGGTCAGTTAGGGCAACAGCGTTAGTTTGGCTCGTCGTCATCCTCTTCCTTGTCCTCAAAGAAGGTGTCTAACAGCGGGGTCTCGCTTGGTTCTGGCTCAGCAATACCTAGCTCTACGTCTAAGCTATCTGTAATGGGGGTCACGTCGATGACGTTGGAGTTCAGCAGGCGTTTGATGCGCTCTTTAATAGCATCTTCCAGCGAGTCCGAGGTCTTGTGGTTAATAGTGATCTCGCTGCGCTCAGTAAAGATACCCACATCACTGTGTTTACCCAGCAATTCCAAGGCTTTTAGCTCGTAGCGGGGGTCGCCGCAGTTGGCGATTTCCATCAGTTTGGCCGTAATAGCGCTTCGCACCTCGTTGGCATCGGCTGCAACTTGGTTGGCATACGACTTCAAGAACATAGCGGCGGCGCTTGCCGTACTGGGATTTTTTAGCGCACGCGATGCGGTGCTGCGGCTGTGATGCTCTGTTAGGTTTTTGAAGGCGTCGATGTCGTCTGGACTT